GTACCTTCAGAGATAGTCTGAATTGACTCAGCCATCATGTAAGGCATGAATTTCATACCTGGCTCATCATCAGCACCTTTTCTACCAACTAATACTCTAGTGTCACCGAATGACATGTTTTGATCAACATATACAGTCATACCAGCAAGTGAACCTACAGGGTATAATGTACCGTTGTTTTGAGTAAGTGTGTTAGTAAATGGAGCGAATGTGAACTGACTGATGTCTTGTAAAGCAGACGCGATTTGAGAGTTAGTAACGATGAAGTTAGCAGGACCTCTACGACCTCTGTTAGCAACTACGTTAGCAGAAGCTAAGATACGGCTGTAAAGTCTTCTTTGAACTGTTGATAAGTTCTCGAAAGTACCTGAAGCAGGACCAGCAACTGCACCTGGCTTAGAACCACCTGTGATAGCAGAACCATTTTTACCGATGTAGTTAGGAACTGTATAAGTAGCAGAACCACCGATTACTAAGTTCAAGTTAAGGTTTGTGTTTTCTGTTACTAAGAACTGAGAGTGGTTAGACCATCCAAGAGCAAATCCTCTTGATAAGATGTGCTTGTTAATAGCTTGAGAAACCTCGTTAACAAGTGCGTTCTCGATCATAGAAACTACGTCGATACCGAACTGCTTGTTAAGGTCTTGGATTTGCTCAGTAGTAACAGAAGCAGCAACTTGGAAAGTACCAGCTTCTACGAACTTAGTGAAAGTAGAAAGACCTAATGACTTGTAATAAGTAGTCTCACCTACTCCTCTTAACATAGGATCGTAGTTTTTAGTACCGTCTACGTATGGACCTTGCCAATCGTTAGCGTTAGTTGGACCAGCTCCAGAGAAACCTTGGATGTGATCTTCTAACGTTTTAACTAATACAGCTGAACCCTCTGAAGTAGCTGCTGGTGTAGCAGACGTTACAGTAATAACGTTAGTTCCAGAATTAAAAGTAGCATTGTAGATATCTGCAGTACCAGTAGAAGGAACTGCATCGTTAACTGCTTTTCCGTTAGTGATACCCATTACTCTAAAGATTGGGAAACCGTCAATACGTGAATTACCAATGAATTCTGCATAAATAACTGAAGTTCCTGTAGAATCTAAGTCATAAGTTGTAGCACTTAAAGAAGTACCAATAGCATAAACATTACCTACTGTTAAACCTGTTGCTGGAGAAGCAATAGAAGTAGGGATTTTGATCATGTCTGGTGTGTTAGCAGTGTAAGTAGTAGTAGCATCAGTAGATGTACCAGCTAAAGAACCACCTGCATATACGTAGTCTAGGTAAGATAATACTCCAGTAGGACCAGCCATAGGGATAACAGGAACGATGTCAAAACCAACGGTTTTAGCAGCTACCTGAATAGCCAATGGAAGTAATGATGGGAATTTATCACCAGAACCAACGTATGGACGACCAGCGTCATAAGTGTTGTTGTAGTAGAAACCAGCAGGACCCGCACCAGCTGCACCACCTTGGTAGTTACCAGCAGGAAGTACGTTACCCATACCGTTTAATACGCCTAGAGAGTTATAAGCTCCAGCAGACTCGTTTAATGAGTGGAAGTGGCAATATTTTGATAACCACTCTACCTTTGAACGATCCGTCATACCGGTCTTACTCTCGATAATTGGAGACCATGTTTCGTAGATCTCGTTTTCGTTTAAGAGTTGCATTTTGTTAGATTATTTTTTAAATCTTTTTTCTAACTCTGCTGCTATATTCTGCATGTAAGAGTTACTTACACCTTGATTAGCAGGTTTGTTAGTATTTAGAGATTCGTTTAGAAACTCAGTTCTCTCTGGTTTTGCAGAATTAAGTCCTCTAGTTTTCCAGAAGTGATTAATCTGATAGGCAGTGTCTAACTTGTAGAATTTGCTTTGAGCAACAATTGATGCTTTTTGCGATTCGTTTAGACCTTCCCATGCAGGAATCAATTCATTAGGAATCATATCAAGGAATTTTTCTCCAGAGTTAGCTTGTTCTGCTAAAGCGGATCCCATAATTTGAACTACATCCGTACCCGAATTATAGTTCTGCTCATTAAGAGCCTTAACGACCTTTTGTTTTTCGGCCTCGTTCAAGGATAAAAATCCTTTCTTAGTTCTGTCATCGACAAGTTTTAAGAAAGAATATTTATTTTCGTTTATAATTGCATCAGTTTTTGCTGTGTTAACTGATTCGATTAATTTATCAACTTTTGATGAAAGATCTGAATAGTCTCCAGAGAATCCTGAAGTTCTTCTTCCTTCGTTTATAGACTCGTTAACATTTTGAGAAAGGTTCTTTTTAGATTTTCCTCTGTTAATAGCTTCTGCTAAATATTCTGTATAATCAATACCGGATTTAACTTTTTCTGCTATGTAATCTGAATAGTTAATGTTTCCGTTTAATTTCTCACCTAAGTAATCAGAGTAAGAAATATTTTGGTCTAATTTCTCACCTAAGTAATCAGAGTAAGAGATATTCTTGTCTAAGTTTTCTGCTAAGTAGTCTGAGTAAGAAATGTTTTTATCTAAATTCTCAGCTAAATACTCAGAGTAAGAAATATTCTTGTCTAAGTTTTCTGCTAAATACTCAGAGTAAGAAATATTCTTGTCTAAGTTTTCTGCTAGATATTCAGAATAAGAAATGTTTTTATCTAAATTCTCAGCTAAATACTCAGAGTAAGAAATATTCTTGTCTAAGTTTTCTGCTAGATATTTGCTATAAGCAATATTGCTATCAAGATTTTCTGCAATGTATTCAGAATAAGAAATATTTCCATCAACGTGCTCTGCTAAATATTTAGCATATGAAATAGCTTTGTCTAAATTCTCTGCAAGATATTTGTTGTAAGAAATTGATCCCTCTAAATTTTCTGCTAAATAATCTCCGTATTTAATAGCTGATTCTAAATTTTCTGCTAGATACTCTGAATATTTCTCCAATCTTTGGATTCTTTCTTCTAAAGCACTATCATCAGAATCGTTACTTCTAGAAGATCCTCTAGAAACAGATCTCATCTCATTTTTCAAAGAATCCATTTCTTTCTTAAGGATTAATGAATACTCGTTTAGCTCTTCTGCAGTGACAAAGTTATTGTCCATCTTTATTGAATTATTTGTGTTTTCTTTTAAAAGTCTAGAGATTTTCTCCGTATCTTTTATTCTATATATCTGTGTGTTAGAATTTTTTCTAAGTCCAAAACTTTCATTTATGTTAGTTAAGGAAGAAATAATAGAATCTTTTACAGATTCAGAAGGTGAATGTGAACCTAAACTTTCGTAAACTCTTTCTAATTGAGCATTTTCAAATCCAGGATCTGCAACTAAGTCGTAAGTGAAGATCTTCTTAATCTCAACTTTTTTATTCTCTTTTACGTTACCAGCTGCTCTAGAAGATATAGAAATAGGAATTCCTGCATCTATTAAATTTTTAGCGATCTTACCTGCTGGAGTATCTAGAAGCTTAACCTTAATTTTTACATTTCTATTTCCTTTATCGTAAGAAAGATCTGTAATAACATGTGAAATGTTTTTAAGAGAAACATCAAATTCTTTTGGGTGATCTAATTCACCAACTAAACGATTCTGATCTATTTTCTTTTTTAGATAATCCAAATGAGGAAGATATTCATTTTCCTCATATATTCTGTGATTAGAGTTTTCAACTCCAAAAACAGCTGCGATACCTTCAAGAAAATAATCACCTCCTCTTTTTTCAGTTCTTAGATTCTGTGAAGATTTCTCTAATATTAATACGTAATCTAGATTCTTTTCCATTTTTGTTTTTTTATATATCCGATTATTCTTCAGATTTTTCTTCAGTTCCACCTTCTGCTGAAGAACCTACTTCAGCTACTACACCATCAGTAATTTGTTCCATTCCCTCTGATAGCATTTCAAGATCCTCCTCTGTTATATTCTTGAGGTTTTCTGTTAATTTAGGTTCGTTAGAATTTAGTTTACCTAAAGCAGCAACACAAGCATCTTTAGCATCAACAAATTCCATAGGAACTCCATTAAGAGGGTCCTTAGTTTTAAATGATTTTGGGAATCCAGGAATTGTATCCATATCAGTGACAACATCTTTAAAGAATCCACCTACGCCTTCTGATGTAATAGAGGCTATATCACCTTCTAAGCTTCCTCCTCCGAATGAAGAATATTGTCTCTTAAGCAAGCTCCAAACTGAAACTGCTTTACCATCACCTGTGTCAGTAAATGTTCCTCTACAAAGTATTAATGTAGAATAAACGGCTAGAATATCCTGTGAAGAAACTGTACCACCTAAGCTATTATATAAACCTCTTGCCATTGCTCTTACTGCTACATCTTCTATAAATCCGTTAAATACCATTATCGTAGCAGTTTTCCTATCGCTTCCTGCCCAGTTTGCTATGGTTCCACCTCCTATTGTTCCTACGCTTAATACTGCAACTCCCGCTCCTGTAGTTACTAATCCTCCAAGAGCTGCTCCTGCACTTACACCCATAGATGAAGCACCTATTAGTGTACCTGCTATTGGAACTGAAAGACCAGCTGCACCCATAGTAGCTACAGTGGCTCCAATTAATAATCCTCCAACAACTGCTCCTTTTACGGCATCTCCTGCCCATTCACCCCAGCTTTCGTCATAGTATATAGAATAAGCTCCGTCGTTAACAGGTTTAAGACCTTTCCATTTTATCTCTTCTCCTGTTGCTCCCGTACCTCCCGTACCTCCTGTACCTCCTGTACCTCCAGTAGCTCCTGTACCGCCAACGCACGATAAAACTTTCCCTTGCTCTAGAGATTTCTTAACACAGTTATCAACGATTTTCTTTTGAGTAGGTGCAGGTGCTGGTCCAGTTGCTGGTATAACCCCTGGGGGAGGATTTTCTCCCTTAGATCTAAGTCTGTCAAAGACATTTTGTTCTTCTAGTGCCTTAAAGGAGTAAGATTCTTCCATAACTGAGTAGAAATCCTCAAATGATAATACGGAAGATCTTTTAATTTCTTCTCTCTCCTGGATTTTTTCGTCTACACTCATTTCATTGAAATCGTAGTA